CCTACATGTTGTAGACTTAGCTAAAGCTCATGTGTTGGCGGTAACCAAATGCGAAGCATTTCAAGCCGATCACATCAATCTGGGCACCGGAAAGGGTTATTCTGTAAGAGAGATAGTTGAAACGTTTGAAAACGTAACTAATATCAAATTGAATTACAAAATAGGGTCCAGGAGACCTGGCGACATACCGGCAGTCTGGAACGATCCAGAATACGCAAAATCTCGACTGGGTTGGTCTGCAGAGTTGAACTTGTCTCAAATGTTACAACACGCATGGCAGTGGCAAAAAACATTGACAACATGAACATATTCAAACACCTATCCAATCTACTATTCACCAAAAAGACACCTCAACTAACAAGCGAGGATCAGCAGAGTGAATATCAACCGTTCTTGATAAATCGTTGGTGCTCCATGCTCAACGCAGAAACTGCAAACATTGTGAATACAACTGTTAACACAATGTACCGAGCATTTGAAAATAAACAAGATCATTACAAATTCTTACACTACATATTACCCAGACATCGATTCACTAGAATCAATTACATTAAGAAACAAAAACACGAAAAACCAGGTGTACAAACAGTCACTAGATTTGCCCAGAGGCTTGAAATCTCAGAAAGAGAGATAAATCTATATAAACAACAACTAAATTTAGATTTAACAAAATATGAGCCAAACAACAAAAAAACTTGACATTGACACGATAGAACCTACAAAGAGTTTAATCGACCTCACAAACGCCCATGAAGATTCTCTAGATTCTACATTGATAGGATATGCATTAGAGTCGCTAGAAGATGATATTGTGTTGATTGAATTTGTGGACCGGTTCGAGACTGGAGAAGAGATCATCCGAGATGGTATAGTGGTACCAGCAAACGCCAATCCAAAAGCCTGGAGAATAGGTCAAGTGGTCATGCAAGGTCCATCAGCCTTGACATCTAAACCAGGTGATTTTGTAACATTCCCGAACAATCTAGGTGTACCCGTGAGCAATGTGATAGTGAACACCGGGGAGGAATTCCAAACAGTCAAGCGAGGACAATTCATAAACGCTCAAAGAATCTTCGGCAAGTTACAAAAACTAGCCAATGACGATTCTTGATGAGCCCGGGAGCGTTTCAAAATCTAGTACAGACCACCGTATTAGATATTCGATTCGTGAGAAGGAGACCCCGCGCCTCACGTCCACCCACTCGAAGAATGCTGTGCACATTGAATTCAGAGATACTATTGAGTGTCAATGGCCGGACCGTGTTGAATTATCTACCTCCAGCAAACAACCTACCATACACCATATCAGACAAAGGACTGGTGATGGTGTGGGATATATTGATGCAAAATTTTAGAATGGTGAGTTCGGAAAGTGTCAATGTGTTGGAGAAATACCCACCAGGTGAAGAATTTTGGAATTATTTTAACACCAACATAAGAACAATGGATGGCCGTGCCAAACAAAGTTTCATGAACTCATGAAGTTGACCAGCGAGAAAGTAGAACACACCTTCGTACCATTGTTGCAACACTATGTTAAGATCACATGCGAAGGTAAAAAAATTAGAGAAGGTAAATTGTTACTAGTATCTCAAAAAGCATCCTACATCAGCATCGTGCTAGCTGACACCATGAAAGAGCCTAAAATATTGGAACTCCCGTACCCGTTCAAATACTCGTATGTATCATCAGAGCATCATGTGTGCTTCGATTATACTATAAACACCTTGTGCAACACAAACATACAATCTCAACGACTAGTTCATGACAAGATAGGTGATAAACGACATCGATTCTTAGACAAGCGGTTGTATTTTAATTGTGTTGACATTGTGGTGAAAAGTCATTAAACTCATTGAGTGAGATTAGCTAACTTTTTCCCGGAAGGGTTCAACCCTACCAAAATACAATCTGAAACTCTAGACAAAATTCAAGACACATTTGAGACTACAGACAACATAATACTCACCGCTCCGACCGGTACAGGTAAAAGTTTTCTAGGCCACACACTAGCCAACATGTCCCGGGACATCGACAATGTCAAACTAGATGATATAGAGTCTTATCGTGCGTTTGATGTGGACCATCATGGTCAATATGTGAACGAGCATTATGAACCACATGGTGCACTGGCTTTGACTATAACCAAATCCTTACAAGATCAATATAAAGATTTGTTCAACTGTACCACGCTCAAAGGAAAAGGCAATTACACCAGCACTCTGGACACCACAATGGATGTAGAGATTGAATCGGCTGTGATACCTCGAAAAATATTACACAAACACCGATTGGACAACAACTGTAATTATTACAATGACCGGCGTGATTTATTGACTGATAAATTTGGAGTGACCAACTACAAAATGTTCATGAGCTTACCATCACATGTCAAGACTCGACAATATTTAATATGTGATGAAGCTAGTGAACTTGAAGATGAATTGGTATCACAGTGTAGTTGTCAGATAAAATATGATGTTTTGCAGAGAAATGGTCTGAACATACCGACATTGACTAGTGAGAATCCACTGACAGTATTCGCATGGTTAGATGATCTAGTTCAAACATTGCAAGAACAGCGATTATATTTACAGAAAACCTTGCAGAAAAAAACAACATGGTCCTCTAAAAATCAATCAAAATATAGATTCATAAACAATGTGTTATCTCAAGTAACTACATGCGCGAACAATTTCTACAATTGTGAGTATGTGGTTGAGAAAAGATATGATCACGTCATGCTGACTCCGTTATATGTGGATCAATTGGCTACCAACATACTGTCTCATGGTGAGAAGAGATTGCTCATGAGCGCCACCATAATTGATCATAAAAGCTTTGCTAAAAGTCTAGGAATAACTGATTATAAATATATTGATGTATCATCAGAATTTGACAGCAAACGATCACCTATATATGTGAGCACCAAACACCCATTGAGTCGGAAGACCATCAAGCAATTTCTACCCAAAATAGTGAACAACATAAGGGATTTGCTGAAGCATCATGAACATGACAAGGGTGTTATACACACTCATACCCACGAGATAACACAGTTCATACACGATACAGTAGACAATGATAGTTCAAGGCTGATATGTAGAGAGCCCGGTGTGTCCAACGAGGAACTGTTAAGCAAACACAAGTCCTCTGATCAGGCAACAGTCTTGGTCAGTCCCTCACTCGCATACGGTGTTGACTTGAAGGATGATCTAGCGAGGTTTCAGATAATAGTGAAACTACCATACCTACCGCTACATGATAAACGAGTGAAGAGATTGTTTGATACAGATCCGGAATGGTACGAGAACAAGATGTTGAACACTCTCGTACAAGCATGTGGTAGAGCCACTAGAAGCGCAGATGACCATGCTGTAACATACATTTTGGATGGAATGATAGGGAAGATACTACATAAATGTAAACATAAGCTACCAAATCACTTCGTACAACGGTTCCAGTAATAAATAATGGTGTGAGGTATCACACATACAATTTTGAAATAAAGGATCTAGTGACCCAATTTTTGGCTGCATTTGATGAAGGAGTAGTCAAGAGGTTCAATGCAAAACGAGAACCGGAGAAGACGTTTGAACCACGATATGTGTACGGTCATAAACAACGTGTTGTACATGATCTGATAAACAAAAGTCAACACATACAGTTACCAGTGGTGGCTGTTACACTTGTGAGCATACAACGAGACCCAGCTAGAGTTTTTAATAAAATAGAAGGATTTCACTACCCGCAACGATACGCCCCGGAACAAACTGCTAGCCAATTTGACAAAGTACCACCGGTGAACCCAGTGAACCTGGAAATCACCATGGACATCATGACAAAATATCAACAAGACATGGATCAAATAATAACAAACTTTGTACCGTACACAAACCCGTACATAATTTTATCATGGAAGATACCACAAGGTGACAAATACTTGGACCCGTTCCTAGACAAAGATGCCCCGATTCAAGAGCTTCGATCAGAGGTGTTATGGAATGGTAATATAAACATGGAATACCCTTCTGACCTGTCTGCAAATCAACCATATCGTGTGTCATGCTCCACTGGGTTCACGATCAAAGGCTGGTTGTTCACCAAACCACCAGCTCAAGGAGTTGGTACAGTGTTTGATATATCTACGAATTTTGTAAGCGTGTCCGATATAGACGACCTCACTGGTGGTAGTTTAGATGATTACAAAACAACCAACAACAACCCGGCCGATGACAGCTGAAAGACATCTTAGACAACTACACCCCACGGTAGATAAAGAGTTTCTGGACCAAGTCACCGAAGGAAGCCCGGTTGATAACACCGGGAGTCAACCAGATAGACGATATGGTTCACTGAGAGGCTGTCCATCCGTGACTCGCATGACATTTGACAACACCAAACGTATTGATGATACCACAATCAAGCTTGATCAACACAAAGATCTGTACGTGGAAGGTTACAACATGTACACCATGTCAAATTTATACTTGAGTGCCAGTAATATCGAGATGTTTCCAGAAATGAATCGATCAGAATATAGTTTTTTTGAGGACAATTATGACAACAGAATCGCAGACGAAAACCCGTCGTTTCATGGTATCTCTTTATCTGCATGGGTTGTATTGAACGACAATAACATATACTTCACGATACCTGGACCTAAAACCGCTGGAACGATAGATATAGTGTTACAAGGACCAGCTGGGTATAGTATATCCTCTCATTTTACTAAATATATGGTCTCTGTAATGGTTTAACAATTGTAAACCTAGATTCCCTCTATAAATATAACGTAGATGCAATCTTATACAATAGATGGTTTAGTGGTCATGCCGCCAATTACTTTTGAGTATGCGCTAGATACAACCGTAAATTTATTACATCAAACATTATCATTTGAGCAAGGATTATCATTTGACTACCATAATGCGTTATATAATACCAATGATACCACATTCAATAAATTCTCAAATTTTTATTTGACTGATAATTATATCAACACCGATATACTAGAGATCGAACAACTACCTCATGAATATCCATATGTAAATAGCACTTTCCTAGCTTTCAACAGACTTGATCATGAT